TGAAGTCCACGGTCATGGGGCACATTCATGGGGTTGCTGGGATACAATGGTTCTGTAGGCCGGGAGGCAAATACTTTGGTATGGCAGTAGGTTGTGGGGTTGACGTAACCCACCCCTACATGGAATACGCAGAGAAGCACCCTACGAAACCCGTTCTCTCTTGTGGCGTAGTTATCGACGGACACCCTTACCTAGAGGTTCTTTGATGGCTAAGACCGATCAACAGAAAGCAAGAGAAATTGTCGGTGCTTTTGTAGAAGAGTGCGGTGCAGATGCTGTAGTTGTAATCTACAGTAAAGTAAAAAGGCAGAAGACAGAAACCCATCTTGTTCCATTTGGGAATGCCCACACTTGTAATGCTCTTATTGATTATGCTTATGAGACTTACGAGCCTCTTACCTCCCCGGATATCGAATTAGAAATAGAAGACGATGACGACGACTCATAGAGCAATCAACATCCAAGCCGTGACCGGAGTACTCCAACTCGTAGTGTTGGTGCTTGGAGTAGGCGGTCTTTTCTTTACCATCGGTTCAAGAGATGGGATGCTTAAAGATGCCGCAGAAGAAATCTCTGACCTCAAGTCAATCTCTTCCGATCTTCTCAAGGCTCAGACTCTTTCTCAAACCCAAGACGCACAGCATAGTCAAATGCTTAAAGACATTCTTCGACGGATCGACAGGCTCGAAGGATCCTGATGAAGCATTTCGTGTACTTGAGAGACGCATCTGGGCATTTATTTTATTGCTCGTTGTACTCTTTTCTCCATTTCTTCTTGGGTCCTGTTCTGCTTCAACTGAGATCGCCAAGGCGTCGACCGTCATTGGAGACAAGGCAGCATCGTCGAAGAACCGCTTCGCCGTTATTGAAGAGGAAGCCGGGACGACGACGCCAGACTTGGCAGTGATCAAGAGCGAAGCAGTGGGGGGACAGCGGGAACAGGATGCAATCCTGACCTACGCCTCCGACATTCAACACCTGCTTCCTTCAGTAGAAGACCAGACGCCCTACTGGCTAAACGTCGTGGAGTACGGCCTCATAGTCTTAGGAATCATTGGGACTTGCTGGCTTCTGTGGTACACTGGTATAGGTTCACTGATAAGGGGGCTGGTGGGATTCATCCCACGAGCAAAGAGACGAGAAGCAAACCTAGCAAGTGAGGCTCTTGATGAGCGTAGTCCCGTGACGGTTCGGGAACTTGTCGCGGCCAAGCGTGCATCAGACCCGGAGTTCGATAGAGCCTATGAGCGAACAAGAACTGAAAGATCTAGAACGATTCGCTCGGATGAGAGACCCGCTTCCGGGGACTGACTTGTGGATCATCAAAGCGTCTGACATAATCATTAACCTCGTAACCCGTATAAGGAATCTCCAATGCTGCACCTCGCCTCAATCGAAAGCCTGCTCGGATCAATCTGGTTTGCAGGACTCACCTGTCTCATCGGATACATCGGGGGATGCCTCTTCCCCGTAAGTAAGTTGAAGGGCAAGATTTCAGACTGACTACGAAACTACGAAACTACGAAACTGCCTGACCCCCGGCCCCGCGTTCGCGGGGGGCCGGGGTTCATCACATTAGACAAGGAGAATCACATGTACGTCAATCTAAGTCACAGCAGTATCGAGTCCATCGCAGAAGGTCTGGCGGATGTCGTCAAGGACTACCTTGAATACGCGGACTACGAGAACTACAAGAAGTTGAAGGAGCATGAGTACGCCGGGCACTACACCATCGAGGACATGCTCGAAAAAATCTCCAACAACATGGCGGAGGAGTTTCATGGTGACATCGAAAGCGTCATCAACGACTACTTCGACCGCAACGGGTTCTGGCAGCAGGACGCAGAGGAAGCCGTGGACAAGGCGCTAGCCGAAGCCGACGAAGAAGAAGAACTAAACAAGGAAGACCAATGAGAATCATCACGATCGACGCACCGGATGAAGGCAAGGATGCAGTGAAGTGGACCTTCAAGCAAGATGACAGAACTCGCAGGTGGTACAGCACCTTCAACAAGGTCGAAGAACTTGTACCCTTCAATGTCATCCAAGACAAGATTGAACTGGCAAGAGAGAACCATTGGAGAATCACAGAGCGTACTTTAGATTTTCCATTTACCGCTAAATGAGGAGACAGCCATGGCGTATGCGTTCTTCAAGGAACTCAGCGAAGCAGAAGAAGCAGACTTTCGGCAGTGGGCTAGATCTAATTATGTGATTGGAGACCCCATCCCCTCTACTTGGCACCCGGTTGTCGTGGACGAGTGCATGTACATGCTCACAGGAAAGGCAAAGAATGGCTTGGATAGCAAAGAACAACCCGGACTGGGACAAGATCCAACGGCAATGGGAAACCAAGATGGAGAAAGAAATGCTTGAAGACAACTTCGATCCCCAGTGGGAGGCAGCGATTCGTGGAGACAGAGAGGCACTGTGCCTTGAACTCCAGACCATGGCCGAAACTGTTGATGCACTTGATACACATCTCCATGCACTCATGAGGCAGATCCATGACCTTAGAAGCGGACTTCAATCAGACCCCCCCACCAGTACCTACAAATCATCCGTGGCCGGAGACATTGGGACGGGAAGCCTACGAGCATCTCCAAGCACACGGAATCAACGCGATCATTCCACCCCTCCGTTCTAGTGACTACGGCACCTGCCTGTCAGATCCCTTTGCCTACTACATGGCACGACGGCTTGGTGTAGTGCCAGCCGTCAAGTGGTCCAAAGCCATGAACCGGGGCACTTGGATGCACCTCAGGTTCCAGCACTACCACCGATCAATCATCGACGCACGAACCCGAATGGAAGAAGCCTTAAGCGAAAGGCTTTCAGAACTTACTGAAAGTTGTAAAGACGCTGGCATCATGGGCTCTGGGTTGAGCAAGATTCTCGAACGCGAGGAGCGTGACATGCGTTCCTCTTTGGCTTGGTACGAAGCAGCACGAGCCCTCCCCTGCTTGGACGGCCAGTCGTTCGAGGATCTCCTTCTCAACCCACGATGGCACCGGATGGGTACCGAGTACCGACTCGTCACGTCCATCAAGACCGACGACCGGGCTCGACCCATCCGGTGTATCTGTCAACCAGACCTCCTTCTCTACAACAAGGAGGACAACACCGTCTGGATCGTGGACCTGAAAACCACCGCCATCTCCCCCAAGATGCGGTTGGCTAGTGTGCCTATCGAGTTCCAGTGCGAACACTACATGTTCAGCGTCAATGAACTCTTGAAGACAGGACAAATCCAACGAGCCTTCAAGATCCCCAAGGACGCAACCCTCGGTGGCATGATGCACCTTGCCGTTAGGAAGCCAAGTATTGAGTTCGGGATGAAGGATCGAGACTTCACGATCGACATGTCGCCGTTGAAGTCCGGGCCCCGCAAAGGCTTGCCTCGCAATACCAAGATCTACGAGGGCGAACCACGGTTCGACAACTACCTCGACAGATGCGATGACTGGTATCAAGCACGGAAAGACTACATCGACAAGGCACCGGAGTGGGCCGAAGATCCACCCGTCAACATTTCAATGACAAAGGCGTCCCTAGTACTTGACCCCGCCATCAACAAACGGTATCGTGACCGCGTAAGGCTGGTCCAACACTACGCCCTCTGCAACCCATACCCAGAGAACTTCCCGATGTCAGATCGGGTCGCCCACATGGGACGGTTCTCTACCTACTCCCCCTTCATGCTGTCGCCTGTAGGGGACTGGCCCTCGCTGGTTCAAAGCGAAGGGTTTACGCTTCGTCGTCGGGATGACCCCATCCCTGAAGAAGTGGAGTTTGATGTCATTGCTGAACCGGGGTCGGAGTTCGAGGAATGAAAGGACACTGGAAGGGCAAGTCCACACGGGACGCTATTTACCGAGCAGGAAGGAATAGGAGTTCCAACCCCAAAGATCGTACCAAGTCCAAGCACAAGCCCCTACCGGGCTACAAACAAAGGAAGCGAAAATGAGTGACGACAATTTTGAGAACGACATTGCAGAGGCGGTAATCCGCCCTAAGTTGCAGAAGGTCTGCGAAAACTACGGTGCTATCAACACCAAGGCAGATCTCCGCAAAGCGTTCATTGACCAAGAAGGCGTGTCAATGTCAGCCGCTAAGTTCGAGAGTTATCTCAACATGTTGGGTATCACCTTCGTGAAGAAGGTGGAGATCAAGGGTCTTTACCCCGATGCACCGCCCCCGGCGACCGCCGGGGCGGATGCCTCGGAGGAAGAAGTCATATTTGATAATGAAGAGGTTGAACCGTCAAGGTACAGGAGCCAGCAACGACGTAACGACATGTTCGGTCTGGCATGAATCATACAACTCTAGTAGAAGGAACACCGATGGGCTTTACCAAACTCGGTTTCTCAGGACAGCGGATGAAGTATCCGCTCAACGCTCTCTTCGGCATGGTGGTTGGAGAACAGAACACAGGCAAGTCATACCTGTTTCAGTCCAACCCCGATGCCTTCATCATCAACCTTGATCTCTCGTCCACCGTGACGCCAGAATGTCGTGCCACCATCTGGCCCGGCGTCAACGATCAGGGTCTTCCAGTCGATATCGACAACAAGCACATCGTGTTGGATTGGGAGAAAGTACTGGAGAAGAAGCAGCAACTCATTGACATGGCGAAGGCCAACGAGCCTCGACCCAAGTGCGTGGTCCTCGACACGATCACGCCTTGCGTCCGACTGCTCAAGCCGTACATCGCCAAGAAGATGGGCAAGACTTCTTTCGAGCAGGCTCACGGCCCAGCCGCTTACGACAAACTCTTCGACGAGATCCTGTCGTTCGCGTTTGACCTACGCCAAGTAGGTTACGGGGTGTGGTTCATTGCACACCTCAGCCGTGAGTTCTTGCAGATCTCCGACGACGGAGCAAAGCAGGAAGAGTTGACCCTCAATCTCTCGGCAGGCATGGTCCGTCGCCTGACGCCAGCCGTTGAGATGATTGCTCCCGTGTGCTGCGATCGACGCTCCACCACCGTGATGGAGAAAAAGATTGTGAAATCCGGCACGAAGGAGATCGAACGAAAGATCCCGAAGGAGCAGATCATCTACGACCGCAAGTTGGCGTTTGATGATGCACGCTTCTCTCGTATCATTCGCACCCGCACAACTAACCGTATGCCCAACATCCCTTTGGATCCTGTTGATCCGTGGGGTTCATTCGAGTCCGCGTTCGATAACGCAAATAAGGAAACAGAGCAATGAGTATCAAGCGAGCCGTCTTCGACAACTTCGAGTCCGACTTCAACGAGACCGAAGTCTCCCAAGGCTACAACGATTGGTTCCCCGAAGACGGAACCTACGAGTGCCTGATGACCAGCATCGTTCAGGTTGACTGCCCCTTCAAGGAGAAGGATGGCACCACCCACGACGGCACCCTCATCAAGTTCCACTACCGTCTCCTTCAGGACGACGATCAGCCCGACAACCCCCGCTCTTTCGAGGGTGGTCCCATGGTCTTCCCCGACTGCGGCAAGGCTGGCCTCAAGACCGACGGTGGTCAGATTCGTGTGGACATCGCCCTCAAGCGGATGAAGCAGACGCTCACCGTCGTTCTTGGCGATGTTGCCAGCATGGGCTCCGGTCTTCAGCAGATCGAGGAACTCCTCGGTACTGAAGAAGTCCCGGTCAAGGTCCGTTGCAAGTCCCGCGAGGGAGCCAACGGCAAGGTCTACGGCGAAGAGATGATTCTCGCTCGCCTTGAAGAGTCCTGAGCCCCCCGCTCAAAGGATAGGTGCCAGTCCGGGACGGGTAACCACAGGCACCCTTGGTGGCCCCGTTTACTAATCCTCTCTTTAGGTCCCGGCGTCTTTTACTTCGCGGTGTCTGGCGTCGGGGCTTTTAACTTGCACTATCTCTTGGGACATGGGATAATGCAGCCTCCAAACTAGTCCCCCCACTTCCGGCATGGGGATACCGTTGCCACGGACCCCATGCCTTTTCCTTAGATCTCTTTCTCCTCCGGCTTCACGTCCTTCTTTATGAGGGGCGTGAGGCTATTCTAGGGGGATGAAGTTGACTGAATTGCCAGTATGGGCTACTGTCTCCCGTGCCCGAGAACGGGAAGGGCTTGATGCACCAGTCAGAATACGCATCACGCAAGACCTAGAAGCCCTGCCGCTGCCGCCATTGGACCGGCAGAACCCTACGCCTCGTGGGTTCTGGAGGCAGACTGGCTCCCTCTCGGTGCTGGGCGATTGGCTGATCGCCCGCGTTGGAGAAAGCCCCGGACCTGCCGAGCGTCTACATCGTCCACTCGTGATGACGTTCCGTCAGGTTCGGGGCTCTCTAAAGTTCATAGATTTTTATGTGACCGCAGATCACAAAGAGGAGTTACGACCTCTTCTTTCCCCCCCACAACATGCGACGCTACTACCGGGACGTATCCCCGGTGGCGTTCGTTTCACACCCCCAGACAACTACGAAGTCTGGCTACCACTAGGAGCAGAAAATGCCCGCCAAGAAGACCACCAAGAAGACGGCTAAGAGAAACAAGCGTTTTACCGTCACTTACAACACCCCTGTGTACACCAAGGCGACAAAGACCATGCCGCCAAAGATTGGCAAGAAGCATGTCTTTACCATCTCTTGTGACTCCGAGATCGTTAAGGCAATCAATGCCTTTCAGAACGACTACGACATGGGTTCTCGTTCGGTCGCATGTCGCGTTGCCCTGAAGCGATTCCTCAAGGAAGAAGGATACCTTAAGTAATGCACACTGAGAACCTCACATGCGAGGACATTCACACCGGCCCGGCTATGACTAGTCGGGTTTTTCATTGGGAGCATCTCCCGTCCGATGCACAGAACATCATCAAGGACACAATCAACGAGTCCATTGAGCGGGAACTGCCAAAGCACCTCACCACTGGTAGCGATATCATCGACGCGGAAGTCGTTGTGCAAGTTACCATTCACACCCAGATTGCGGAGTATTGATAATGGCTCACGAGATCACCAGTACCGACAACATTGTTCTCCACAGGGAGAAGGCATGGCACGGCCTCGGCACCGTCGTCGAGGAAGCACCCACCACCGAGGAAGCCCTTCAACTCGCCAACATGGACTGGAACGTCAACCAGACCATGGGCGTTCGTGGTGGCACCTCCAACGGCGACACCTTCCACTCGGACAAATGGGTTCTCAATGTACGCAGTGACACCAGCGAAGTGCTGGGCTGCGTGTCAGAGAACTTCAGCCCCATCCAGAACACGGAACTCGCAACCTTCTGCGAAGAACTGTCGATGGATTCCGTGGTCAAGGTGGAGTCGGCGGGGAGCCTGTTGGGGGGACGAAAGGTCTGGTTCCTCCTCAAGACCGACTCCTTCAACGTCGGCCCCAACGACGACCCCGTCACCCCCTACATCCTCGTCGCCAACGCACACGACGGCAGCCTGTCCTTCACCGGCATGACGACCTCCGTCCGTGTCGTGTGCAACAACACGCTGTCGTGGGCCATGCAAGGCAGTGGCAAGGTGTTCTCGTATCGACACACCTCCAAACTCCACAGCCGACTACCCGCTGCCAAGATCGCCATGCGTAAGGCACTCGTTGGTAAGCAGGACTTCGTAGATGCCTGCAATCATCTCCGCAACGTCACCATGACCGGAGAGCAGGTGCAAGCCTTCTTCCTCGACATGTACGCCAAGGTTGTTGACCCCATCGTCAAGATGAACAGTGCCGAGCGTACTAATGCGGAAGAGTCGGATCGTCGTTACAACAACGCACTCAGCAACATCTACGACATGTCGATGACCTTTGACATGGAGCATGACGTTGCCGGTGCTACCTACTGGAACGCATTCAACGCCACCAGTCGCTGGCTCCAGAACCGTGTCCGCAAGGGTGGCGACACACAGTCAGTCAACAAGGTGATGGGTGTTGCAGCCGACAACACCAGCAAGGCATTCAAGTTGGCACTTGCTGCCGCTGGCTCTTGAGCCTCCTAGCCCCTCATCCCTTTGCGACCGCGAGGGGTGGGGGTGCTTTCTCGTGTGTGGTTCGGGAGCCTGTAACCAATGAGTGCGGCTTCACTTTGCTGCCCCCCACTTCCAGTACAAGTCAGCGTTTAGAACCTTTCGGTTGACTTATCTTGGTGGGGGGTATGAAGTCGTGGGGCTCCCGAATCCTTTATTCTGTCACGGCAGAATAAGGATCAAAGGACTCAAACGTAGAAGGTAGCAACCGGGCCTTCTTAGCAGTACTAAGATCCAGTTCTTCTGGCGTTCGAGACTTCAAGGTCTCAAGTCTTTCTTCAAGGTAAGGACGCACCTGAGGCCGCATGTCGGGAGTCATCCTCTTGTACATGCGTTCCTTAAGAGGAACTTCCCGTAGTTCTATTGCCTTGTCTACCTGCATCTTGGAGACAGACAAGGGAAACTTGAATCTCTTTTCAAAGTTGCTCTTGATCTTGTTCGCTTTAGCCATGTCATTGGCAAGCATTGCATCAAGATACTTACGACGCTCGTCTACAACAGCCTGTCTGTTCTTGACCAAGAACCGATTCAACTCCTTGTCATTCTTGAACATATAGGAGTTAAATCCAAGGCTGCCGAGGACGCTTCTAATCCCGCTTCGATATTCCAGAAGACTTCCGTCTGCTCGGTAGATCGGGATCTGCCCTTGGTCATTCATCTTCGACCAGTCTGCTGACTCTCTTTGCAGTCCCCCCAAATACCCGGACGGGTTTGTAATCCGAGGAGCCACGTTGAGCAGTCGTGAAAGACCGATGCCGCCGGGGACAAACCTTGGAAGCATAGTCCCAAGAATGCTTACGTCGTCTTGGGTTAGTGCCTCTGCGGCGTCCATCAAGATATCACCGGCAGGAGGAATGGGAAGGTGGTACGCAATGCGGTCCTTTCCTTCCAACACCATGGGTCCAACAATGGTGGACTCGTATAGGGTCTGACCAGAAAGACCCCTGCTCAAGTCAACTCCCAATGCGTTCTTGCCCGCCTCGTACATGATGGCACTAGCACCCATCATCCTTACGAAGTCGTGCATCATGGCCGTGTAGCGACCTTGAGTTTCAAACCCCAAGACCCCCCACGTCCTTCGTCCCTGATTGATCATGGAGGAAGTATCCGTCCATGCTGTCAAAGTTCTAATGGGGAATGAGAAGAACTGACGGACCCAAGGCAAACCAAAACCGCTCGATTGCATTAGGGCAGGACTATTTACAAGGTCGGAACCAAACTGGGTGTTCTGCACCATCTGGCGGATGTTGTCGGAGGCCCGTATAGATCCCGATGACCCCCCACCAGAAAACACGTTTGCAACCTTGCCCTTGGCTACGCCCTTGATTTGACCTGCGTTCCGGGAAGCAGCAAGCATTGCCTCACCAGTCACCACGCGGTTAAAGATCTCCGAGTTGGTGAAGATCTTAAGAGGCAACTCAGAGGCCCAGAACTTGAGGCCCGGCTTACCTGTCGCAGCGGCACCCGCAAACGCTTCTGAATCAAGAAGTTCAAATGCGTTCTTGCGGATGTCAAGGAGATCAGACACGCTGCCGTCAGGCATCTCGACGTTAGAAAGACGGAAGACCTTCTTGCGGAGTTCGTCTACCTTCAATGGGTCAGCAGCAATTCCGCCGGGGAGAGCCAGCCTCTTCTGAACGTAGTCGAAGTACTGCGAAATACCCTCTCCGTACCCCTTGATCATTGCCCTCGCCCCCATGGAGGAGTTGGCAAACATCAGGGGCTGGAACAAGTTCAACGCAGCAGAGCCCAGATTAAATCCAAGGTGAGACGTGTACAAAAGAGTCGTGAGATTTCGTCCAGTCCTACTAGCCGAAGACTCAGTAAGAGGCTCTTCTGCAAACTCCTTCAAGCCTTGAATGAATCTGTTGGGAGCAGGGCCTCCCTTTGCGACTTCATTCATAAACTTGGAGTTGCCCAGCCACCCTGCAAATCGCTTGGCCGCAGTAGAAGACCACTCACTCAAGTAGTCCTTCATGGGGACGTTGCCCTGAATACGCTCCATCAGCGTTTCAGTGATGTACTTGTAGGCGTGATCCCCCCCACTGGTTTCGCTGTTCTTGATTGCCTTGGCAATCTCTTCTACAGCAGAGTACCGGGAAGCACTGCCCGCCCCGTACTTGTATGCCTTGAGCCTTCCAACTCCCGGAGACACCAAGGGCGACTCAAAGAACTTAAAGTCTTTGATCGCTTGCTTGCTTGCAGGACCCAAGGGGTCAATGAACATCGCAAGGTCGTTACGAGTACTCCTCAAATACTTGTTGAAGGAGTTCAAGTAATCAAAGTTCATTACCTGAATGCGGTTGCTCTCTGCGCCTGCTGCAAGGCGTCCTTGCTGGATAGCCTTTGACTTTTCAATACGGTCTAGAAGCGTACCGGGCGTTCCCCTGCCATCGTCATACAAAGCCTTGATTCGCTCAAGGTCTTCTACATCCGTCAAAGGATCTTGGAGTTGACGCTCCATGGTTCTGCCGGAGATAGCAGAGTTCCTTTGAGACCTCGACAAATTGCTGGCGTCTACGCGGATCTTCTTGCCGTCTTTGTAAACGAACGACCACACATTGCGGGACATAAAGTTGTCAATGTCGTCCTTACTTCTGACATCAACGAGCATCTTCTTGAAGTCGCCGAAATTAATCGTCTTGTCTTCAAATCCCTTGATGAGTTTGGTTCGGAGAACGTCATCGACGCCACCAAACATTTCACGCACAAGAAACTCGGATGCTTGATAGTTGTTGGTTTTGGCTGAGTCGCTCAACGCACTGAAAATACGCATCAGTTTGTTTTCGTCGTACTCAAACTTACCTGAAGCCAGAGCATCCTGTCCGCCTTTGAGAAACATCTCGGCGTATCTAGCCTTCATCATGGAACGACTTTGAGTAAGCAAGGGCATAAAGCCTTCTCGCTCAAGCCACTGTGTTGTCTTTCCACCCGGGTCCAAAGCGGCAACGTCTCTTTCACGAGTCATGACGTTAACTGCTTTGTCGTCTTTCCCTAACTTCACAAACCCCTTTGAAGTTTCAGAAGAACGAATCCCCATAAACTTAGCGTTCTCTGGGATCTTGAGGTCAGATCTAAAAAGATACTCTCGGATCTTGTTATTGATCCGATTGAACCCCTCCTTGTTCTTATCCGCAATTTGCCCTGCTCGTGCAGACAACAGGTCTTGAACCTTTGTTGCTTGCCTTGAGTGCAGAGGAATTTGCTGGATCTTTCCCCCCACATCCATTTCAAGGATGGTCGTAGGAGCAATAGTCGAATGAGTTCTCTTGACATTCTTGGTCATGCCCGACATGTGGGCATAGGCGTAAGTGTTGAACCGCTTCAGGTATTCCTTGGCGGACATCATTTCACCGTTCACATTTGCCGAGACTGCTGGAGCCTTGGCGGGATCCAGACTATTGACCTTGGCTCCGAACTTAGCAGAGATTTTTTCGAGGGCCTCTACGGTGGCCTGTCTAATCTGGAGTGAGTCCTGAGACGCAAGATCGTCAAGACGAGATGTCACTTCATGCAACACAGAAGTAAGAGGAGTACCCGCACCCAACTGATGGGCATTCAAGAGGTGCGTCATTCGCAGGGGACTGAAGTTCCCCACGACATACTCCATGTACTCTGATCCTCTTCCCCCCACTTCCTTTGCAAGACCCGTGAAGACTCGCCCCCCACTCTTGATTGCTGATCCCGCCGCAGGGCTGGTAGCAAACATCAAGAGGACGAAGGGGTTAGTCGCCACATCCACCAAGGCGTTGCCAAGAGGGTTGTTCCCCAAAGCCTTCTTCATACGCCCAGTGATTGAGTCTCGCTCTGACGGCGACAACGAAGCCGGGTCCAAGAAGGTATCCCGGAACGAACGCCACGACGCCTCGCCGTCCATGATCTGAGTCATGGCAACGACGGGGGCATCGTAAATCCGGATCTGATCGAAGTTGCCCTCGACCAGACCCTCATCGTCAAAGGCTTCAGGCATCAGGCGGGGACTCGGGTCCGAATCCGCATCTGAATAACGACCATGTCATTGTTAGACGCAGAACTAAAATCGGCAGTAATAGTCGTACCAGCAGGAACCAAGTTGTTCTCAGCGTCAACAGTCGCCGCAGCAAAACTGGTCGTAATGGTGTGGGCGTTAGTAATAGCGGGAGTGCCAGACGCAGTCGTCTTCAGCGTGAGAGTGCCGCTAGCAACAGCAGCAGTAATAAACACTGCATCAACGATGGTGTCCCGCTCAGCGTAGAAAAACGGCTTGTTGTCAAGCGGATCGTTCTGGTCGTTAAGAATGACCACGACATCCTGAAAGTGATCAGGGACGCTGTGGTTGCGGCCATCGGATTCAATGAGAAGAGGGGTGTAGCCTGCCATGATTCAATTCCTTACTTGAAAACGGGATCAGGATCGGGGAGCGATCCCATGTGAGTAGCGAGTTCTTCCATAAGATCCTGACGGGGTTGACCGCCAAGAACCACGGAACCTTGTGGCAAGCGACGACCTGCCATGACTTGATTATACAAGTGGGGGGAGGCTTTTTGAACGGCCATCATATTCCGTTCTATCTCTTCTTTCTCTCTTGCTTTCTGAAGTTTATAAAGAAGATCTTCTTTATAATCAGCCATTCCACTTTGAAGGGTGCTTAGTTCTCGTTCTGATTCTCGACCAGTGATAGTATCCTTAAGGCCTCTTGCAATGGGGGCTCCAATCATTCCCCCCACTGCGGTCGCGGACGGGATGACAATGCCGAGTGTTGCCAGCGGGTTGTCTACAAATTCTCCAAGAGTAGCAGCCTTCTCAGAATCAGATGCAAACTGACGACGACCCGGTGTTCGGGACGTACCCATAACACCAAGAAGATTCCTCAGCATTCTTGTGCTTAGACTCGTCACAGTAGACCCGCCCTTGCATAAGCCTCAGTCATTGTCGGCTTGACCTTCTGTCGTAGGTCAGCAAGCATTCCTTCTTGAGCCCCAAGGATACCCTGAAGTTCAAGGCTCGGCCTTGTAGGGCTAACCTTGCCTGCTTCTGCAATATCTCTCAAAGCACTAGATTCATTTAGTTCGTTTCTGCTAGAGGCAGTGAAGAGTTCTTCCATAGGGGCTCCTGCACTCTCCAGCATACTCTTGGCCTGCCGGGCTCCCCTAGTACTCGTCTCGCCATAAGTAGACAAGATGTCGTACAGCATCAATGCTGCACCAATAGGTCCTGCTACCTTTGCAAACTTCGACAACTTCGCAGGCATCCTCTTGCCCAGAGGCTTCGGACCCATGTCGGGTGCAGGGCCTTGAACGGGAGAAGCCTTGGGTTTAGATGGAGCAGGATCCATGCTATCAAGCATGTCAAAGATCTGCTTGTCTCGATCGCTTGCTCCAACACCCAAAGCGGGGCCAGTACGAAAACCGCCGGGGGTTTCTAGTCTTCCAGTCGCGTCGATTCTAGGGTTGCGACCCGGAGATCTCGGAGTAGGAGCAGACCTTGACCTTCTTTCGAAGTCATCAAGATATTCATCGGTGACAAGAAAGTCAGGATCGGGATCTAGGAAACTAAAATCGACATTACTGCGGCGATAAGTAGTGCCTCTTGGTCGATTGGCTCTCTCCCTAATCTCTCTCCTAGTACTTGCCCGAGGGCCTCTTTCACGAGGCGTAGTCTTATCTAGTTCCTCAAGACCTTCGTCCAGAAGACTGCCATCATCAAGAGAATCTAGAATCGGACTAAATCTAGGGTTCTCTGCAATGGGCTCCACGGCGTTAAGCATCAAGTTATAGGGAGAATTTCTTCCTCCGCTGTCTGTGATGCCTGCAAGAAGTGACTTGCGCAACTCAGGAATGACTTCAGCATCAGTAGAATTAAGAAAAGTCCGTAGTTGCACAAGGTCCATGCCACCCTCAGTGGCTTCAAACAAAGGCTTAAGGAACTTGCTAATGAAGTTTTCTTTGCCACCAACCGCCTTTGAAAGCAGTTGGCCCTCTTTCCCTTTATCGAGGAAAAGACGGGCAAGACCGTCAAAGTATGCTTCTGCGGGCATTGACATTATCGAAGCCTTTCCAATGCTCTTTCTGTAGTTACTACGCCAAATCCAACGCGGTTATTGTCACGCCAAAGAACTGCCCTGTCTCGGGTCAACTGGCGTTCTTTTCGATTCTTCCACAAGAAAGATCGGATGTCTTTTGCAGAAAGACCGTCTTTAGCATCGAGGATATTGTTTTCATACCGATGAATAACGGCTTCTTCAGGCAATTCCTCTAGAGGAAAATCAGGATTAGAAACAAGAATGTTTCCTTCTGACTCCACTACTTTCTTTGAGATGCTTTTCCAATCTCTCTTCATGGGTTCTCTCCCCCCACTATATCTTCGAGGGCCTGAGCGTAGGTGTCTCGGGCTCCTTGCCTTCGGCTGAACACCTCTCTCCGCTCCCTATCTGCAATGGTATCGCCAAGGCGAGTGACCCTTCCTTGCTCCAATGCCATTTCTCTTTCCATATCACCAAGACCTTCAGCACCAGACTCAAGGCCCTCAATCATTTCCACCAGCCGCTCAACATCTCCGACTTCAACTCCTTCTTCAACCATTTGACGGAGAGTCTCTTGGACTTCATCTTTAGAGCCAGTGACTCCGCCAGCCCAAGCGTCATACGCCTTCATTGAGGGAAGGTGGCTAAATGCTGCCCGCAAAGCAGAACTAGAAATCAACTTGAGGTTGGCAAGGTCCAAGACATTATCTTCTGTAATGTCGTTACGACCCATATTCGCGGTAACACCTTTGCCTCGAAAAGTCTGACGTTGTGCGTTAATGCCTTCCTGCATTCGACTGATGATTTCGCCCGCAACTCCCGGATCAATATTGTTCTGCCTAAAGACCTCTTGGAGCCTTTGAGCGGTTTCTTCAGAGTTGTTTATAGTCGCATTAGAAAGAACAGTATTAATCGAAGAAGTAAGATAACGACTATCTGATTTTGGGAAAGCAGCGGCCAAAGCCTTGCCGATCGACTGCGAAAAGTAAATAGACTGAAAAGATCGAAGTTGGTCAGGGTCCAGAAGAACCTCAAGTTTGGATTCATCTAGAAAACCAGCGGTGTCGAAAAAACCCGCCGTGCTTACTTCCACGACTGTTTCTAAAGCATCAGACAGAAATCTATTTGCTTTAGACAGCCCTTGTGTCTCACCGAAGTACCCCATTGTCGCCATCGGCAAGATCACATCATCACTAACTGCGTCCATTGCCCGATCAATGAGAGGTGCTTGTGCTTTCTGCATATCGCGGATCTGGCGTGCTACCTGAGTCCGCAACTTGTTCATGTCTACTTCTTGACCCTGCTGAATTCTCTTCGCTGCTTCCATTTGAAGAGTGCGTTCAATCAAACCATCCTCTGCTTCTTGAAGCCGAGCGAGCGCATCAGGATCTTGATATTCATCAGCAAGAGCCATATCCAACTTCAGCATCTGATTGGCCTTAGCCATGTTCATCGTGTCCTGATGAACCTTCTCTTTCATTTGCTTGGATTCATTGAACTGTCTTGCTTGTTCATTGCGGGCGCTTTGCCTATCAGCAAGAATGTTCTGCTGCATCTGCATGTCGGTAGCGTTCTTCCGTGCGTAGTTCGCACTCTGAAGAAGCCCCATGTTCATGCGGTTGTTGAGAGTCTCTTGAGTAAGAAACTCTTGACTCTCAATTTGCTGACGCCTCAGAGCCTCGGCATTGCGAGCGGCCATTGCAGCATTATTAGTGGCCTGTCGTTGCTGACCGCTTTGGGCAGCCGCAGCAATACTCTGGGTAGTTCCCGGAGTAACCGCAGAAATAGGCTGAGTGGGGGGAGCGCCTCTAGACATGGCTTACCTCAGGTAATTTGCATTCCAAGAATCGCAGGATCAAAGCCGCTGAATTCGCTAGCACCCGGAGTCTCGGAATACTGAAAGAAGGACATCAACGTAGGAAGGAAAGCAACGGGGTTATACGGATTACTTGCAACCATCTGGGCGTACTGCCCCAAACCCTGTGCTTCAAAGTTTGCTGCCTGAGCCTCGGCGGAGTTAGCAATGCTTACTCCCATTTGATTCATGTTTGAAGCCATCTGGTTGTAGCCTTGCTGAGTTGCACCAGCCTGACCCAATGCCCCAACCCCCTGCATACGCATGGAAGAAAGACCCTGATTAAACTGGGTTGCAAGAGAGGTCATGGTTTGAGCCTGCTTTGCCTCTTCCTGCATTTCAAACTCGCTAATCATGCCAAGAGCCTGAGGGTCTCCCAACTTTGCTTGGCCTTCCATTTCTTGTCGTCTTGACTTGTTCTGCTGTGCAAGACCCCTACTTATAGCAGACGCTTGCTGAGCAGAAAGATCTTGGAAGCCCTCAATGGCTTCATCTACGCGAGCCTCTTGACCAGCAAAGAAGTCGTCTCCCTGCTGCTGAAGTCCCTTGGCAAAGTCAAACATCTGTCCTTGTGCAGTCTGCCCTGCGTCTCGGATGTCTTGAGCCCCACCCATAATCCCTTGAAGAAACTGGTTGTTCGCATCAACCCTATTGCCATAGTTGAATTCATTGGCGGCATTGACGTTACCGAAGTCGCCCATGGCGGCACCCATAACCTGCTGCGTGCCCGTAAGACCTTGAGTCCCCATCGGATCAAAGTGCATGGAGTTAGTGGTGCCGTAAAACCCGACGCCTTGTTCCTGAGCCATGCCCGTCAAAGGGTTGTAGGCATACCCTTCCGGCAACTGATTCGGAGTATTGGCTTGGCTCTGAAGCATTTGATAGAACTCGCCGAACGGCTGATTCGACACTCCATCAGGAGCGTAACCAGAGCCGGGGCCAAAGTTCCCAAAATTCATGCCGCCCGATGATCCACCAAATGTACTCATGACGAATTCCTTTCGGTCGTATCGGTCCCGGTAGTACGGCCTCTACAAATCAACGCCATCAACTTGTAATCCAAATCAGGACAGAACACTTCAATACCCGGATTCAGGGCAGAGTCTTGGATTCCGTGGCGTCCCTTTGTGGTAAGCCCGGTAGCCGTGAAAGCGGCATAATCGTCAGACTCTCCTTCCTTTACAGAATCTCCAATAATAGTACCAGAGAAATCTAGTGGGAAGGCAGAAACTGAGGCAGAATCAGAGGTTGCGTTGTATACGAGGCCCCGGAAATACTTGTAGCCCGTCACGCCACCAGATACGTCTGAGAAGTGGCATCCGACCGACGACAACTGCTTGTTCTGGAAGAGGTCGAAAGACGAGATGACCTGATTATCTGCCGTCCGGATCATGGGCAGGGCTCCCCCCACATACCGGAACAAGACCGGGCTGATCGAGATGACATCCCCGGCAGCCAGAGTGGGGGGCACAGGGCTGGGCTGGCCCGCATTGACCTTGATTTTTCCGTTCCCCCCACCAGACCCATCAGTGGACACCGTCCCGGTTGTACCGGAGAAGATCTGGAACTTCTTGCCCACGATCGTGGAGTCGGTGGCACTCATCACATAGGCGTAAGCACCTACCAGATCCTTGACACCAGTCCCCCCGCCACCCAACTCCTTGGTGCCGGTGGTTCCGCTCTTGAGGTTGATTTCCTTATTGATGGTGTTGTCTGTAATTGAAGCGACCGTAAAGACAGAGTCGCCCTTGCAATCCAACGTCCTCAGCACATTCTGCCCGACAGAAATATCTGTGCTATTGACCTGCTTCTTGTCGCGGTCGACATCCAAGACGTAGACGCGGGGCTTCCAATCGCCATCAATATTACCTGCCGTAGTGGACGGGTGGTTCTGGAGGAAGAACGTCCTCTCTACCATGCTGGTTGAGGTAGTAGGTGTCGGCGTCGTATCGTCGTAGGCGTTTCGGGTAAACGTCTTGGGAAAAATGCCAGTCCGAAGATCGTCAAAGCAAGTGTCGTGGAGT